TCTTCCGTAGCAATCGGTATTCCTGATCCAGCCTAAAGAGGTTCCTTGAATGGTCACTCTCGTAAACAGAGCCAAAGTAGCCACTGCCACCACAGGCACAGGCACACTAACTCTTGGTTCTGCCGAGAGCGGCTATCAATCCTTTGCTGATGCTGGTGTCGTTGATACTGATGTAGTTCGCTATGTTATCGAGGATGGCACTGACTGGGAGATCGGCACAGGCACCTATACGGCCTCTGGCACTACGCTGTCCCGCACGGTACTTGAGAGTTCCAATGCTGATGCTGCCCTGAACCTGACTGGCTCTGCGGTGGTGTACGTTACTGCGGCTGCTGAGGATATTCCTGCGGTTCAGGAGTTGTATGCTGAGAACCCTGCCACACCTACTGTACCTAGTGCTGCTGGCGACAATGCTGTGGCGATTGGTGACCAAAGCATAAGTGCGGGGCTTAGGTCTTTTGCACTTGGTGGCTCCTACGCCTCCGGCACTGACAGTTTCGCAGCAGCTATAGCCAACAACGCCTCAAGCTATGGTGCTACCGGTACTAACTCAGTGGCGATTGGGTATAGGGCTAAAGCAACAGGTTCCGGTTCTGTTAGCATTGGGCGTATAAGTTCTGCCATTGGTAATTATTCAACGGCGATTGGAAATGGGTCTTCCACATCTTCTCAGTTTACCTTTGCCGCTGCGGGGGGCAGCATTTCTTCTTCTGCCGATAATTCAATCGCTATAGGGAGTGTAACTTCCGTCTTATCAGGCCACGATAGGTCTGTTGTTATTGGTTACGGCGTAAAATCAAGGGCAAGAGGGGATTTCCATCTGGGTGGATACGGAGACATTTCTTTGGATGGTCGCATCCAATACGGCATGTTTCTCGTCAGAAACGACACGTCCAGCGATACACCCGTAACCTTAACTACAAATGCAGGCGCAGCCTCTACAGACAACCAAATCCTCCTCCCCAACAACTCAGCCTACGCCTTCCACGGCACCATCGTAGCCCGTCAGCAAGCCTCGGCAGGCGTAGCATGTGCAGCATGGAAGATTGAGGGTTTGATCCGCAGGGAGGGATCGGCGGGGACGACAGTGCTAGTCAACAGCGCCACGACTGTCTTGGACAACACACCCGCTTGGGGCATGGCTCTCAGCGCAGACACGACCAACGGTGGCCTGAAGATTGAGGTCACTGGCGCTGCTGCAACCAACATTCGCTGGGTCGCCACGATCCATACTTCCGAAGTAACGTACTAAAGGAGGCCACAATGGCTATTCAACTCGACCTGACGAACAGCCAATATGGCACACCGTTTGCTGGTGCTTACTTCCGCATCGCTACCGCAGCTATCTCTCGTATGCGTGAGGGTGGCCCCAAGTTCACCGTGATGATTGATGTCGCTGGCTATGCCACTGCCACGCCTTATGATGACACCCGTGAGGTGGACTTCCGCCGTTACCATGCTGACTTGGCTGAGGTCGAAGTATCCGCTGGTGATAACTTCCTCGACAAGTGCTATGCTTGGTTGATGACACAGGACGACATGAACGGGAGCGTTGCGGTATAATGGGAATCACCATAAATCACCAAACGAATGACATATCTACGACTGGTAGCCCATTAACTATTGGGGGCGCACCTGTAGGTGGCGGTGGGTCAAACAACATTGACGGTGGCTCTGCTGCTACGATCTACATTGCATCCCAATCTCTTGACGGGGGAACAGCATAATGGCTGACCAAATCCAACTTCGCCGTGACACGGCTGCTAACTGGACAAGTTCTAATCCTACTCTTGCATCCGGTGAGATTGGCCTCGAAACTGACACCGACCAGTTTAAGGTGGGAGATGGAACAACTGCTTGGACGTCTTTGGGGTACGGTGGTATCCAAGGACCGCAAGGTATTCAGGGTATCCAAGGCATTCAGGGTGAGACTGGACCTCAAGGTCCGCAAGGTGATCAAGGCATTCAGGGTATTCAGGGTATCCAAGGCGAGACAGGCCCACAAGGGCCACAAGGTGAACCCGGTGAAGTAACTGCCGATGGCACATTCACGCTGACCAACAAGACACTGGTTGACCCTATCATCACGGGAACTGTGGTTGAGGACGTATTCGCTTTGACGGGCACAACGCCTGCTCTTGATCCATCCAACGGCTCTATCCAGACATGGACATTGACTGGTGCATCTACACCCACAGACAGCCTTTCCGCTGGTGAGGCGATTACACTCATCATTGACGATGGGACCGCCTACACAATCACATGGCCTACTACGACATGGGTAAACAACGCTGGTGCGGCTCCTACGCTGGCCACTGATGTGCCTACAGTCATTGCACTGTGGAAGGTATCGACAACGCTCTATGGCGCACTTGTTGGGGATGGTTCGTAATGCTGTGGTCTAAGGCAATAGGTGCTGGTGGGGCTGGTGGGGCTGGTGGTGTAGTAGAAGGCTGGAATGTTTCTACTGCTGTATTCAATCAGAGTTTTAGTTTCGCTGCTCAAGAGACAGCACCATTTTCAGTATTCTTCAAACCCGATGGGCTAAAGATGTATGTCATGGGTACAGACCAAGACAGGGTTTCTGAATACAACCTAAGCGCAGCTTGGGATGTGTCTACTGCGGTGCATCTGCAAAACTTTAGTGTTTCTTCTCAAGATGCAGTACCATTCGGTATGTTCTTCAAACCAGACGGTACGAAAATGTATATTACAGGGACTATAGGCGACAACGTCTATGAATATAACCTAAGCGCAGCTTGGAATGTCTCTACTGCTGTATTCAATCAGAGTTTTAGTGTCGCTGCTCAAGAGACATCACCAACCGCAGTTTTCTTCAAGCCCGATGGACTAAAGATGTATTTTACGGGCTTCACATTTGACAGGGTTTCTGAATATAATCTAAGCACGGCTTGGGATGTGTCTACTGCGGTGCATCTGCAAAACTTGAATGTGGGTGCTCAAGAGACTGGTCCAGCAGGTTTATTCTTCAAACCCGATGGGCTAAAGATGTATGTTTCGGGCTTCGGCGGTTTAGATGTTAATGAATACAACCTAAGCGCAGCTTGGGATGTGTCTACTGCGGTGCATCTGCAAAACTTTAGTGTTTCTGCTCAAGATACATCCCCAAGGGGATTATTCCTAAAACCCGACGGCTTAAAGATGTATATTACAGGCCAAGTAGGGGACAAGGTCTACGAATACGACCTGACAGCATAAAGGACACTACAAATGCCACACCTGAAGATCACAAACGGCCAGCCTGAGATTTACTCAATCGGGCAACTGCGTCGTGACAATCCGAATACGTCCTTCCCGAAGTCGCCGAGTGACGCGCTTCTGGCAGACTGGGGTGTCTACCCCTACACAATGCAGGATCGCCCTGATTATGATCAATTCACGCAGACGATCAAGCAGACTGCACTTGCAGAGGTCAATGGTGCGTGGACCCAAGGGTGGGAGGTCAGCAAACTGCCCGTTGAGGACGCAGGGCGCAACATCAGATCGCAGCGCGACAACCTACTGTCCCAGACCGACTGGATGGCCCTGAGCGACGTCACGATAGAGCCATATTGGCGTGAATACAGGCAACAGTTGCGTGATGTGACTGCACAAGAAGGCTTTCCGTTCTCGGTAGATTGGCCCACTAAACCGGAGTAAGACATGCTAGGATTTTCCCCTCTCGCCTCCGCTCCGTTAGGTGATGATGGGGTTGTATCTGCTGAGATTGTTTACCCTCTTACTGGTGTAGGTATCACTACAGGAACGCCTTCTGTTGGTGTGCCTATTGTATCTGAAGTTACAACTATTTCCCTGTTAGGTATTACTACTGGTTCACCCACGGTAGACTCGGCAGATTTTACGCAAGTACATTCCCTGATTACCGCTAGTATTACTACAGACGCTCCGGTAATTGGCGCTGCGAGTGCCTCTGAAGGTGCTGGGATTGTTGCTGTAGCCATTACCACAGGTGCTCCTGTTGTTGGCACACCTATTGTAACCCAAGACCAAATTATTATAGCCAATGGTTTGACGACAGGATTCCCTGTTATTCAGCCGTCAAGCTTGGTTCAAGACCATTCACTAGCTGCTGATAACATCAATGCAGGGCCTCCAGTTATTGGTTCTCCTACTGTATCTGAAGCTACAGGTGCTATTGCCCTCCCCATTACTACAGGTCAGCCTATCGTTGGCCCCTCAAGTATAACCCAGACGCACAACATAGACGCCGATGGTGTGGTATCTCAAGAACCTACTGTAAGCCTATCCGTTATCACTCAAGCCCACCAACTAACCTTGGTTGCTGTAGTAACAAACAGTCCGGTAGTAGGTATAGGGAACCTTAATGCAGCACAAGGTCGTGCAGTACACGTATCCAACAGGTCTTATAATACAGTAACAACAGTCAATAGTATAAACTTTTGTGTATTGACATCTAACACCCCGAACAAAGTAATAGTAGAAAA